CGGGGTTGAAAATTCAGCTGATTCGTTTCCTATAGAAATAGAAGCACTATTAATATCAGGTGTAGAAAAACTAGTTTCAAAATATCCACCTAAAGCAGATGGTGATGATGATAATAAAGCTGGGGTAGATTGTACTTTTTTAGGAATTACAACTGAATTAGTTACATGATATGTTGCTGCTAATCTAGTAAAATCTCCTAATTGGGTAGAAGAAGAAACTAATGGTTGTGCTCCATCAAATGGATTCCATTGAATACTATCAAATGAGGCTGAGGGGTTAGATGGGATATCTAATAAAACTTCTACTTCACCTTCAAAATTAACTAATAAATCATTATCCCACCAAATTGTTGATTGATTTGTTTGGGGAGATCTAGTTAGAGTAATAGCAGGATAGCCCCCTAATGAAACAAAATTACTTCCACTTTGAACCTGAAGGTCTCCTACAGTATAATTACTAATTTTTACAAATTCATTTCCTAAACTACCAGGTAAAATTGAAATACCACTTTTATCTTCTGTTTCAATTGATCCTGTTGTAAATTTATAAGTTAAACTACTAACTCCTGTTGGGTTTTGAAGTAAAGGTAAATAACTATATCCACCAGCATATATAGGTTTTAAACCATCTAAATATTTTTGATCAGAAAACTCTTGGTTATTATCTAATGATATATCTGCTTGTTTTCCTTGGTTAAATATATTTTGTATTTCAAATATATTTTTATTATCTCTTGTTAATTCCGTTACATTAGATCGCCCATCAATTAAATATTTTAAATATACATTACTTCTATCTGGGAATGCTGATCCTGTTTCTACTATCTCTGCAAAATAAGCAAATTTAATTGAATTTAAATCTATAGCAGCAGTTTGACCAAATGAACTATCACCTATAGTATATGTATTATATTCTTTAGATGTATTTTTAGATCCTAAATATCTAGGATTTATTTGACGAAGTAAAGTATAATAACTATCTTGAACAGTTGCATCTAAAAATGAAGATGAACCTTCTGTTATTATTCCTACATTTTGTATTCCCCCACCTAATGATCTACTAGTTACTAATTCTACATTTACGGGTGTAATTACATTAGTAGAATAATCTAAATCCATAAATTGAACAGATGTCCTAGCATTAATTACATTATTTAATTCAGGGTTTACCGGTATTGCTGAATAACTAACTGCAATTTGTTGTGAATCAAAATTATTAAAATAGCTAAGTTCTTTTACTTCACTTGAAGTAGGCAAAGAATAAACTGTAAATTCACTCCCACTATACTCACCTGTAAAGGGTTGTGAAAGTTGATCATATATTATAGGAAATACTTCTGAAGCTGATACATCCGCAGGATTTGAACCAGAAAATATAGGAAGAGAACCAGTATAAGTTGTATTTAAAGTATAACCCATTGGGTTTGATCCCGTTATTCTAGGTACAAACACGGATCCACTATGATCTATAAAAGAATATGTAGGAGCATTTCTTGCTTGTTTAGATCTTTCTAAAATTGTTGGTTTAATTAAAAACCCTGTTGATAATTGAGTAGTAGCAGGAGCATAGTCTTTAATCATTTTAAACAAAGAACTATCATAATATGATAATAATTTTAATACCTCAAATATATTAGCTTGCTTTGTATATTTTTGAAAATAGAAATTTTTTAATTCTTCTAAAGGAGGATATGAAGATGATTGTGCTAATTTAGGATCACCTACATAATCATCTATATTAAAGTATCCTAATTGATCAACTATATCTTTATCTATACTATCTTGAGGTGAAAATGCTACTTCAAGATTATTAGTATTTAACGTATATGGGTTTTGAAGCCTTTCTTGAATTGAGGTATATGGGGATAATGTTGAACCTGATGTTATAGGGTTATCTTGAATTCTTATTTTATCATCTACGTAATTATAAGCACCCATATTAGGAGCTACTTTTAAGGAATAATAAGATTCAGGAACATAACTTGAAGTAGTAAAATTTCTAATAAACCCATAAGATACAGTAGTTGAACCCGTTCCTAAAAAGGATGCTGTGGGTGTAACTGAGCCTGTAGCTGCTGGGTGAACTGAATTAATTTTGTCTGTTCCAACAGATCCTGAATTTTCTAATTCATTACCTAAAGGTAATCTATATAATAAATTAAAATAAGATGATGTAGGGTCATGTGATACAATTGATCTAGGGTTAAGTGTGTGTTGATCAATTAAGGATTGGCTTAAGATTGTATTCCAATATCTAAATTCTTGGAAGTAACCATCAAAATTACTATTATCAGGAGCGATTGCTCCTGCACTACCCGTTCCTCCTAAATACCCATGTAATGTTCCATTATCATAATTAAGTATATATTCATTCCAAGCATTATTATATGATGAAGAAGTTGAACCCTCTATAGCTAAACTTGAGGAACCTTGATAAGTAATATAGGTACCATCAATACCATCATAATCACTACTTTTAGCTATTAAGGTGTATTCATTATTAGAACTAGAAACGTTTGAAAATACACTTCCTGTAGCTCTGGCTAAAGACACATTCCACCAACTTTCACTAAAGAAAGGTAAATATATAGGATCTGTTTTAACATATCCCTGTGTACCAGACATAATAAGTCTTAACTCACCATAAACAGAGTATATATCATTTAATTTAGCACTTTTAAAATTAGCATTTGATGCTGAAGGATATAATAACTGAATACCAAACTGAGTAGCTGATCCTGTATTTATTTGGAATAAAGATTGTGTATAACGACTTGAAGAAGGTATACCTTTAGTTTTAAATCTAAATTCTATATTATCAGGTACAGCGCTACTAGCTAAATCTCCATTCCACCAACCTTCTATTACATTCCAATCTACATCAATCTCATTCCAAACAGGAATCACAGATTGTATAGCTGGTAGCCAAGGCACATTAACTGAACTATGTGAAATTGATGATGTTAAATTTAATGGGTTTGTATTTAAACTATATGAAAATTGATCTATAGCTTGATTTACAACAGGTGTAAATTTTTGGTCACCTCCAAATTCATTAATTCTTAATATAGTACTTGGAATACCAAAGCAATTTAATAATGCTCTTAAACCTTTATGTGACCCCTTAGATTTTAATAAATAGGGTAAATTATGATAAATTCTTTTATATACTTCTTTATTTAAATCATCAAATGTATTTATATCATTTGAAGCAGAAATATAATTAGTTACTAACTGTGATCCCGTTGAGGGAGTTAAAGATCCTGATGGTGTTAATCCTAAAAATGCTTCATATATATCTACATTTGTTCTATCACTAGTATATAATTTAATTCCTAATGAACGAAGAGCATCAGCTACCATATCTTTAGAAATACCATAATCAATACGGTTATCAGCATCTTTTAAATCAGTAATTGCTCTTGAATAAGTCCAAACAGAATCAAAACTTTGTCCCATCATCCCAACTATTAAACTTAAGGTTGAATTTTGAGGGTCTTCTTTTATATAAGATGGAAGTTGATTAAAAATATAATCCATATTATTTTGATCATATAAAGAAGCTGAAAGTATTTGACCACCGTAATTTGAATTAGATTCATCAATTGAACCATACCAAATAGAAGCTGTAGATGAATTTACAGGGAAATTTGAAAATGGGGGTGTACTTGATCCAGATTTAGGCCAAGATTTAGAACCAGAATTAAAATAAAGAAAATATTCATACCCATCAAATTGTTTAATTACTGTATTTATATTTTGTTGAATAGTAGCTTCACTAGCTGATATATAAGTTGGATCTGTTAAAGCATCTAATCCTTTTAAAGAATTAATATCACTTTGATAACTTTGAATTGTATTTAATTTATATCTAAAATTTTCTAATCTATCATAAGCTGAAGAAAAATGTACAAATTGATCGTAAAAATCATAATCTATATTAATATGTACACTCTTTTCTTCTAATATTGATTGTAATTGTTGAAATGAAGAAGTTAATGAAGTATCTAATATAGTACTTGCATTAAAATACTCAGTTGTAGAATTTGTTTTTTCATTTAAATCTACATTAGTATTTGGTCCTCTTAAATATACTTTTTCCTCTATATCGTCAGCTGTAAATTCTATATTTACATTAAAAGAATAAGGATCAGAAACCTGTTCTACTACCCATAAAGTATCTTTTACATTATAACTTGTTGGAAGAGGTTCATATAATTTAATAAATAAGCTAGGTTCAACTTCATCTTCAGTATCAAGTAAACTATTTACTCCTATTATAGTATTATTATTTCCAAAATTTAAAAGAAAATCAGAATAGAAACTTTTTCCTTGTTTTGAAGCAATATAATTTAAATAAGAAGTACCTAAAGCATTATATGATATATCATTTGTAGAAATTTTTATTTCAGTTCTATCTGAAGAAATTTCTTTAATATAAAATCTAGTTTCAAAATTACTTAAAAATAAGGTTCTATAGAAAAAATAATTAACATTATATTCTCCTACTTCATAACCCGCACTTTTTACATCTTCAACAGGATCTAAATATATAGTATCATATAAATTAGTATCTTCTACTGTTTGTTGGGTATTGTAATTTTTAAAATTATAATTAGCAGCAATTAAAGAATTATCAGCAGAATAAACATAATATTCAACTGTATCTTGGTCAGCACCAAAATTTCTAACAATTTCATACTCATTTAATAGATTAATATCTTGATTAGAATAATCTTGATTTACATAATCTAATGAAGGATTAAATGCAACGCTGCTAGTTTCCATATTCTATATTGTAGATGATAGATTAATTACTTCTTGTTGTGCTGATAATAGTTGAATTCTTAAATCACTAATTTCATCAATTAAAGCTTGCATTTCTGCAGATTGATCTGTCATCCCAACATAACTAGAGCTTCTTGTGACAAGTTCTTTATGAGAAGCAACCTCGCCATTTTGAGGTATATCAAAAAATAATCTATTATATTCCTGAAAAAATTCAGCAACTGTTAAAGGTTCTAGATCTGGGGTTACTTCCTCAGGTTGTACTAATTGTCTAAATTCGGTATCTACTATTTGTGGATAAGAAACTTTTCCAAATACTGCTTTATTTAATTTTAATTCTTGATTTGCCATTATCTTACAACTTTAAAATAATTTGTACCTGAATCCTGAACTATAGTTTCACTTCCTACTACTGTTTTTAACATTAATTGATAATATCTTTCTGGTTCTAATCCATCCATATAAACTTTAAAGTAATTAGAACTTGAGTTCATACTTAATTTAGTATAATTTGTATCAAAATCAACAACCATTTCTCCAGTTTTAGCATCTTTAATTGCCCAATAAGAAGAAGTTGGTAATAATTTAGTATTTAAATATACGGATTGAGTTTGAAATGACCTAGCAGGAAATATATCTCTTGTTTTTACTTCAAAATCAAATATCATTGAATCCTCAAATGTTGATTGTAAATTAGTAAATTTAGAAATAAAAGCACTAGAAGTTACTACTGAACCTGTACCAGATCCTGTTAAAAAATAGCCATCAACTATTGAATCATCCCATTTAAATTCTAAGGCAGGTGGATAAATTGTATGTGTATCCATTGAAAAGAAATTTGTACTAACATAATCAGTTCCAAATTCAATTGAATCATTTAATTTTAATACAAATCCATTATTTTCTAGATTTTGAGCAGAACCTGTAAGCCATAATCTAATAGTATCAGTTACAGGCATATTAATATCTTTATCACTTGTATAATCAAAACTTTGACTTGATTTAGTTGATAATAAAACTCCACCAAATGTTCCAGTTGAACCTGTATACCAAGTACTTCCTCCTATTTCTGATCCAAATGAAGCTGTAACATAATCAGCAAAACCCGTTGTTGTCCACCTATTTGAACCTGATTCTCCTGCAAAAGTCCAAGAACAACCATCATCAGTTTTTGGATCATCTGCTACTCTTCCTGTACCCATATCCCAACTTTGTGAAACTGGGAATGCTTCTATTGTATAATCTAATGGTAGATTTCCCGCATTAGCTAAGTATAATCTTAAGTTAGTTTTATAAGCCGTAGATCCTATTGTATTAGTAACTATATCGTTTATATTCGCATTTTTGAACTGAATTAACGCACGATTTACAGCGGGTAAATCACCTTGAGCTGATGATAATTGGTTTATACCATTAATATTAGATATTTCTAAAACCTCATCTCTACCAGTATTTTGGGCTGGGAATTGAGATCTTAAAAATGTATCTTGTTCTGAAAATAATTTATATACAGCCATGTTTTTTAATTTGTTACTACTCTACCTTGAATGTCAATATCAGGAAATCTTACTTCAAAGATACTAGGATCTAAAGAAGGATAAAGTACATTATCAATTGTAGCTCCTTCTATATCATAAGCATATTCTGAATAACCTGATGAAGAACCCGATTTGTTTATAATAGTTAAGTTTTTAATTGTTTGTACTCCTTCAACTGTATCTAAAATATTTTTAACATTATTTATTAGAATAGGTTGATTAATTTGCCATTTATCTGTATCAAAATATGTTTTTAAAGCACCAATACAAGCATTTAATACTATTCTATTATTAAAATTAGGAAGCATTATAATATCAAAGTTTATTCCTAAATTGATTATAAAAGCATCTTTAATAGCTACAGCATCTGTAACCATTCTATATTCAGCCAAATAGGTTTTTAAATTTTGTTTTAAGGCAGGATCAGCTAATGTAAGTAATCCATTATTATTTTTAGACAAAATATATAAACATAAAGTATTATCATTATAATCACTAAATGAAGTTGTATTATTATTTAATATATCACTTTCTTGTGTTATATAAGTTTTATATATTACTCCATATTTAGAAGGTAATGATAAAGCTCTAATCATATAATCATCTTTAGTAACAGTCCTTAATTGTGTAGGATATTGTGCCAAAGAATTTAATCTTATATCTTCATTTGTATCTCCATCTCCCCCACCTATAGCAGGTTGTAAATTATTAAATGCTAAGGAGGATTGTACTGTTGATGAAAGTGTTGCATCTAAATCATTTCCAAAAAATGTAGTATTAATTGATGATGCAAGTGTTAATGATTGAGCAGGTACATTTGATGCTACTCCACCACCTGTTAAATATTCTATTGTTAATGTAGTATTTGAAGGTGCTAACCCATAAGTTTTAGTATATAAAAAGTTAGCAGGATCATAAGCAGTTGTTAATTTATCAACTCCATAAGGTAATCCTAAACCAATATTATCTGAATTTGGAATTATTTCTTCGTCAGGGTTGGATGAAACACCAGGGCCAAATTGTAACTCTAAAGTATTATTAGCTTTAAACCTTGTAACAAATCTTCTTGGGACTTTATCTATTTTTAATAAATAAGGTGTAGTATCATTATATTGATATAAATTTGGATCATTTGAAGCTATATTAGTTACTGAATTAAAAATAGTTTCTTGAGCTAAATAAGGGACTTGATACCAACGATTGTTGTCACTATCTGTACATTTTATTATTTCTATAATATTATTATCAGTAATTTCTACTGTAGAAAATCTTTGAGGTGTTGTAAATGAAAATGTAGTAGTTTGTAAATTACCTGATACTGCTCTAGCTTTCTTTTTTAATAAATAAAAACTTGGTTGATTAGCAGCATTAGTAGAATAAACTGATATGTCTGTGGGATCCGAACTTCCTGATACTGTAAAATCAATTTTATCTTCTATATAAAAAAATATACTAGTGTTATTAGCTGATTGAAGTTGTCCTCCTTCTTCAACAATTAAAGCATAATTCCAATCAGGTTGAACTGTACCACGAGCTGTAGTTGCTGGGATTGTTTGGAAAATTTCAACATCTGTAGTAGCAGCATTTGTTACTTGAGGAGTATACCCCATTGAATAGGCTAAACTTAATAAATTATCTCTTTGTTTAGCAAATTGAATATAATTTTCTTGAACTTGATTATCAGTATAAAAAGATAAAACATCACCAACATATGATGCCATCTCTATTAACATCATACCTGCAGATTCTTCTGAAAAATCATTATAAGTACTAGGATAATAAATCTCAGCAAACTCAATTAATTTTTGTTTTAGCGTATCAAAATCTTTATTAAGATATTGTATGTTTTTAGCTTGTGGCATTTTGCAGGTTTAAATTTAATTGAAGTTCATCCTCAATATTGGTATTAATTATTGTATAAGTTAAATATATATTAATAGTTGCATTATTAGAATTAAGTTCTATATTTAACGATTCTATTATGACTTGAGGAAAAAATTGTTCAACTCCACCTCTAATTAAATCTTCAATAACAGCTGAAGTATCTTCGGTAACTTGTTCAAAAATTATTTCTCTAAGTCCTGAACCAAAATTAGGGTTCATTATTCTTTCTCTCTTACCCGTTAGAAGAAAATTTATTAAATTTGATTTAATAGCAGCAGTTGTTGTATAAGTGGTATTAATACCTGTTTGACCATCAAAAGGAATACTAATTCCAACTCCGGTGCTAGGTTTTAAATCTAATACATCAACATTTCTTACTATATAGGCCATTATAATTTACCTTCTTCTTTGAATTTACTCATCATATTAGAAAAGTCAGGAACGGCATCTATTGTAACTTGATTTATATCGGATGTTTTTTGAGATGACATTTGTTCTACTGAATCTACTACTTTAACTTCTTGTTGAGGCATTCCTGCTCCAAAACCTACTGCACTTTGTGCATTAAATTCTCCACCCATACTTCTCCATTCTCCAGAGGCAGCAGTTTCATTTAATATTTGTGCTAAAGGGTCTTTAGATTCAAATAAAGGTTTTTGTGGTGGTTGGGGTGCCTGTTGTACTACTTCCTCATTAACCATTTCGGAGAATGAAGGTTTATTTTTTGTTTTTTGTTCTACAACGGGCTTTTGCACTACTTTTGTTTCAGTAACAGGAGTGCTCATAATTAAAGATAATTCTTCTTTAATTACGTCTCTTACTTCTTCTCGGATAATTTTTCTAAAAGCTTCTACTTTCA